TAATAAACCTGATTCAAAAATAATAGGAGTAACAATAGCATTGCCATCTTGTTCATCTTTAAAAGGACTCATTTGATTAGTTGCGTATCGAATTTCTCTGTTCTCACCTGTCTCTTCATCGAAGTGAAGTAAAGGTCTACGCTTAGAACTTTTTGAAGGAAGCATAAAACTCAATGGAGCTGCTCCTCTTTTGAGTCTATAGACTCTGTCTTTGATTTCTTTTTTTTCTTTCATTATATTAAAATTAAATTACATTAAAAAAAGATAGGGGTGCCCGAAGACACCCTTATCCCACACACTACTAATATTATTCTTCGAATAATACAAAGTTGTTAGCACCCATAACACAAACACATCTTTCTGATAAGAAGTTAACTCTCATCTCATCAATGTCTGTAGTAGCTGCTCCACCTGCTGAACCTGTAATCCAAGTCTTGTAACGTCTGTCTTCAGTTTCTGAAGCTCTATAACGTACATGAAGGAAAGGTCTCTTAGCGTTTTTACCAAGAACTTGGTCATAAACACTTGTAGAACCTGCCGGTACTAATAAACCTGTGATAGCACCTGAACCTGCAATAACAGGAACATTTGTTAAACCACCTCTCATTGTTGGGTCGTTTAGGTACTTCCAATCAGACTTGTAGAAGTCATAACCTCTTCGGAATCCTGTGAATCCTAAGTTAAGAGCCATTTCCTCATCGTTGTCAAATAATCCATAAGATGAACCACCTGCACCGTAAGAGTTTTGAGCTGCTAACATATCATCAATATCGAATCCGAATTGTCTGTTAACGAAGATTACATTTTCTTCGATTGCTCCTTGCTTGTCTAATCTATCAATAACTGCATCAAAGTCAGCTAAGGCATCAGGGTTTCCACCACCCCATAAGTTTCCTCTTGTTCCTACTGCATGAAATACACCTTCAGAACCAATAAGTCCTGCAGCTAATGCTCCTGATGCAACACCACCAACATTTTCTGCCGGTACTGCTTCAATCATAGATGTTTCTAAGTAGTCATCAAACCTTAATCTTGTTTCGTGCTCTGATTTTAAATACCATAAGTATCCTGAACCACCGTCTTCTGTAGTAATCTCTACCCATCCTATTTGAGCCATATCTGAGCCATTAACTAAGTATGTATCTTTTAAGATGATTGGATTGTTTTCGAAGATGTAGTCATCAGATTCTAAAGAACCTTGCATTCCTGCTGTTCCTTTTTGGAATTCAGAACCATAGATAAATACTGTAACGTCAGAATTACCAACACCTGTTCCTGCTGTAATTAAACCTGCAGTTTCATAAAATGCTACGGTAAACTGTAAGATGTTTCCACCTACTGCTACGTCTGTAATGATACCTTTGTTTTCACCTGAACCATTGTTTTGATTTATCACAATAGTTTGTCCAACTCTAAGAGCCGGAGCACCTTGTGCATCAAAAGGATTGCTTCCTGTGATTACAGTTCCAACAGGGTTTGCCCCTATTGCTGAATCATTAATTTGGAATGTTGCTGTAGCTGCTCCTGCTGCTGCTGCACTTCCTACTTCTACATATTTTATATGTAACCTTCCTTGTTCTGCCCATTTGATAAGGTCAGAATTGGAAGGCATCTCAGCTCCTACCATTCTTAAGAATGAGCTAAGTGTACGATTACCATATCTTTCAAATTCTTTTTCATAAGTATCCGGTAGATACTGATTCAAGAAGTCGAAATTAGTAATATAGTTACTCTCTAGTGGTACTTTCTGTGCAGAAGGCTGCAAAGAAAAACTAGGAGCACCTGCTAATGTTCCTGCCATAATTTCTAATTTTTAATTTTTAAACTTATTTATTTTTATTACTTCTAATTTTGAGCCCTCTTCCCTCACTTGGGTTGATTGCTCGTATTGTCATACCATCCTTCTTTGTTACTTGAGGTGTATTCCTCATAGACATATTGACATTCTTTATTTTTTTTGTCACATCTGTCGTAGCATCAGCTTGTCCTTGTTCATAAAAGAACTTAGCAAACCTTTCAGGATTTTGTGCAATTGATGCAGCTCTATGGTATCCTACCGCATCATTGATTAATCCGCTTTCATCATCAAGATATTTCTTAATAAAATTCATCGAATCAGAATTAAGCCTCTTAATCTCAGACACATTCTTAGAAGGTAAAAAAGTAATAACTTTATCTTCACCAACCTTGAAGTCAAAACCTTTGAACTCCGGATGAAAAACTTCTTCGGTTTTATTTAAAAACCAATCTCGTTTCCTTTTTGCTTCCTCTTCATAGGTCTGAGCATCGTTTACGTATTGGTTATATGCTTCTAGCTTTTCTTCTTGCTCTTTAGAAAAAGATGCCTTACTTGACTCAAGGGGCTCTTTGTACATTTCTTTTTGCTTGTCAAAAAACTTTCTAGCTTTTCCAATCTCTTTTTTAAAAGCTAACTTCTTTTTCTTTATTACATTCTCTTCGTCCACCTCTTCATCATAAGATAAATCATCCAACATATATTGAATGTCTTCTGAATCTAAAGAGTCTTCAGTAGTAGAGTAATATTCTCTAAGAAGCTGCTTTTCGTCCATAGCTTTAAAGTCTCTATTCAATTTAGAATAGTCAGAAAAACTACGTCCGGTTTCTTTTTTGTACTCCAAATATGCTGCAACATCTTCAGGGATTTCTTGATTTGCTTCTTTAGTTGCAAACAAGTCTTCCACGGATGCAACATCTTTGTTGTATCGGCTCTTAATAAATGAAAGAACGTCTTCCTCTTTTAACTCTGAGGACTGAGTTATTTCTTCTTTTGGTGCTTCAGCCGTAGCCTCTACACTCTCTTGTTCCGGTGGGGTAGATTCAACTACCTTTTCCACGGTGTTATCTTCAGATATTTTGTCTGAAGCTTTGTCTAGAACTTCTTGTTCTTTTTGAGATGCTGACTTTTCGTCAACAGACCCAAGGTCTTTTACTATTATGTCCATTAGATTAAATTTTTATACAAAGTTAATAAATATTTTTGGTTCAAATTATTTACTATCTAGGATTGAATTCGGCTAAGTCAAATCCATCCAAGCTGTCTTCATTTGATTCAAAATTTTGTGGCGGAAGTGCATTCTTCCTTTGATTAATTAATTTAGATTGTTGTGTATTTTGCTGAGAGATTCGGTCTTTCTTGGCTTCTTCCCTTGCACCTTCTCTAAATGCTAAAGCTTCTTCAGAGACACCTCTTAACTTCTGATTATAATTAAATTCTTCAGCCATTAGTTGACTTTTTAATTGAGCTTCATTATTCATTTTTTCAATTTCAAAAGATATTTCCGCTTGTTTTAATTGCATTTTACCCTGCAACTCAGCTTGTTGTTTTTGCATTGTAAGTTGAGCTGCCATCTCTTGAGCTTTGAGTTGTTGGGCAGAAGTCATTGCTTGTTTCTGCATTGCCATTCTTTCCTCTCGTTCTTGCTTTTGTTTTCTTTTTAACTTTAATAATTGATTAGCAAGTTTTATATTTTTCAACTCCCTTATATCTATTGCATCTTCTAAATTAATATCTCCTTTAGATAAAGCCATTTGAATGTTTTGTTCAAGCTGAGCTTTTTGTTCCTCGTCAGGTGCTACGTCAATAAATATTCCAAAGTCATATATATATAAATCAGAAATATCATTTAATATACTTACATTATATTTCCCTATTTTATTTACAAAGTCATCTTTAAAATCTGCATACTCTAGAATATCAGCTACTCTATAAGTTAAAGCTTCTGCTAAAGTTCTATAAATATACAAAGCTCCGTCTAATATGTGGCGTGTAGCAACATTTGAATTTAATGCGGCTAGTTTTTGTAAACCAACTAAAGAGTTTGGGTCAGGAGTAGAAGCATCTCTTGCTTCATTCAATCCTGTAACTTGTCTAATCATTCCTAAATAGTGATTATAATTACCTATCAACATTTGAGCCTTACTAGCTCCTGAGCTAGAAGCAATCTCTTTAATAGGAACTCTTGCTTGATTAAAGTCTCCGTCTTGAGTATAACTTCTACCAACAACACTACCTGTTTGAAAATACATTCTTAATGCATCTTCAGGGTTATATGCATTACCGGTTCCAAGGTCTACTTCATTCAATCCATCCGCATCTATATATACACCATCAGGTACTACTCTTGCAATAACTTGTTGTAGTTTTAAATGAGTTATTTGTATCAAGTCAGCAAATGGAATCATTCTTCTTACTAAAGATTCTATCACTCCTTTGTACATTCTAGGAGCTACAGCCACATAATTAGGCATAGCGTGTTGAGAGGCAGACTTAGGTCTTACCATATTTTGAGCTAACTCCCATTTTAAAACAATGTTTGTTCCCATAACCATTATGCCTTCATACCAAACGTCTATAGTTTTTTCTAGCTTTTCAAACTTTCCTTCTTCCATAATCTCAACAGGTGGATTAAATTGGTCATCTTTTTCAATAACCTTACTTCCTCCTGTCTCTAATATTTTTTTCTTATATACAAATTTTTTGGTAGTCTTATAATTAAAATAAAGTAATGTAACCGTGTCTCTAGAAAACATACTGTTCTCATACATAGCTGCTACATTATAATAGTCATACCATGATTGACTGTATTTGCTTATTTCCTCTAAGTCTTCTGTAGTTAACTCAGGGTCTATTTTCATTAATTCTATTATTGGTAATGTTTTTACTTCACCCCAATAAAAACAATCTTTAAAATGTGGGTCTTCTGTATAACTATATACAATGTTTGCAGGGTCTACATATTTAACTTCCACTCCTGAACCGGGCAGAAACTCGTGTTTAGACACAGCAATACCTAAAACGGTTAAGTCATAGTCTAATCTTTTTCTTAAATCTATATAATGATTTTCCTCAAAAAGTGTATCAATAGCTTCTTCCTCAGCAATTTCAATTGAAGGCTTATAATTTAGTTGCATATACAATGAAAGCTCCTCGTCAGTATTAGGTAGCTGTTCAGGTGAAACCGTAAAAGGGTCTACTCCGGATTGTTTTTGTAAATCCATCAAGAAATCTTTTGAAACCATTTGGGCTTCAACCATATCCTGATACTTAGTTCTTTTTGCCTGTGACATTGCATCTTGTGCATATGCCTTTACTTTGAATAACCTATCAGCCATTCCGTTGACAACTATATCCACAAATTTAGGAATGACAGGAACCGGTGTCCAATCTAAGTTTAAATAACTTAAATCGCCATCTACGGCTAGTTCATTCTTATATTTTGCTACTGACTGTTCACCTCTTGCGTATAAACGTAATCTGTGAAATTGTCGAAATTGGTCGTAAAATCTACAACCCATTCCGTCTCTTTTAAACCACTCATATTGTATAGCTTGACCTATTTGTAAGCCATACTCTAAAGTTTCTTTTTCTGCGTCAGATACAAATTGACTTGGGAAAGCGGCAGATTTTATATTTACCTTTACATCTTTCATCTAATTATTTCGCTTTGTATGCCGGTATTAGTATACCTTGCAAAGTTAAGTTTTATTTTTGAATTTTTTCTTTCAGATACATATAAGTGCTTCTGACAAGCCATTATTGCTAAGCCACTACTAATAGATGCATCAAACTTAGTTCTGTTGTTAATATCAAACTTTGCCCAATCTAATAATGTTCTATTAAAAGGCATAGTTCCCATCTCATCTCTACTTCTAAAAACCTCCTCAAAATCAATTCCTATATATTTTTCAATGTAAGATTCAATAGCGGCAGCATGTGCTTGTTTTACTGCTTCACTTGTATTGGGAATACCTCCTAATTCTTTTTCAGTTTTAGATAGCTTGGTAAAATGTTTGTCAGGTCTATTCATACAATACTTTCTGTACCCTCTATTTTTAAAATGATACAACAATCTAGGCTTGTTATTTTCTACTAATATAGGCATTCCATAAAAAACACATGCCATAAGCACATCTTCAAAAAATATTTCTGCCGTTTGTGGTCGAGCAATATACTCTAAAAAGAATTCATTACTTGGAGCATCATCCATGTTAAACTTAGTTAAACCATGAAAAGCTCCGTTAGAACCCCCACCTCCTACAACACCGGATATATCATAACTATCACATCCAAATGCACCTAAGTGTTCATTAGCCGGAATCTTCATGCCGTTTCTTTCATGTGCATGATTTTGAATATTAGCTGAAGGCAACCATGAGATATTAAACCTTCCCTTGTTGTCCGGAACCCAAATTACCTTAGAGTCTTTAATTCCGTTTTCCCAAATAAACTTGCCTTTAGTTATGTGATGTTCTTTTATCATAGAATCATTATAGTCGACCTGTTGATAAAGTTTGCTTAAATTAAATATAGATTGCTTACTTTCATCTCTAAAAGCATGTGACGTGGTTCTTGGAAACTGTCTATAAAATTCGTTTAAATTATCAGCATCACCCTTTAAAGAATCTACTTCACCTTCCCAATATTTAATTGCACTTGTATATATAGGTTGACCATCAACTCCCTCTGCTTCAACTTTAGGAACATCCAAGACAGGCATTCCATAGCGGTCAATAAAGCCTTCCATATTCCATTCCATTGGAATAAATAAGTTATATAGTCCACTCTTTGTTTGTCCATTGGCATTTCTATTACTTACATCTGAATCATCATAGAGTTTTTTAAAATTGTTTCCTCCTTTTTCTAAAGCATTAGAAGTGGAACCCATCATACATTTCCCTATTATCCTACTACCTAGTCGTAAACAAGTTTTAGTTACATTCCAATTATTTAAAATATTATTTGGCTTAACCCATTTACCACTTTCATCGTGAACTAACAATAATAGTTTTTCTCCATCATAAGAGTTGTCGTCAGTATTTTTCCAATCAATAGTGGTATCTAGTCCCTCCATATCATCATCAAACACTTCATGCATGTTTTTTTTTGTAATCTTAGAGGCAGGAATTCTAAAAGCTAATTCTGTTTTAGGCTTATCCATACCATCCATAATTGGTTTAAAGAAAAATGGTAGTCTACTATTGATAGGAACAACCTTGTCTGTAAACATCTTCTTAGCATCCGAACCTGTCTTAGATAGTATACCTATCCTAGCATCCTTTGCTAAAGTAGCTGTATTAATACATTCCGAAGAACCCATAAAAGAAAAACCTGAACGTCTTATTTTTAAATACACCATACCATAACTTCTGCTATCGGCTTTACAGGCTTCCCAAAAAATAAAAAAAGCTCTATTGGCTTCTCTAAAATCCGGGTACCCTACATCTATCTTTGTCCATTGTAAATACATATAATGAGAACCTGTTACATAATGTGGTTTTCCTTTGTTCATAAACCAATAACCTTGCTCTCTATAATCAAACTCTTTCTCTATATAATCTATGTATTTGTCTTTAAATGAATTAGGCATATCATTCCATTGAAAAATAGATTTAATTCTCTGTAAGTGATTAGGGAGTTCAAGTCTTTCCCAATACTGCTGAAGTCTATTGGAACTTCGTGAATATATTTCTTTAGGAGCTTTGGGCAATCCTATTTTTAAATTAGATATTTCAATTACTTTACCTAGTTGTCCGTTCTTCGATATAACTACTAAATTATATTTTTTATTGTAGCCATACAACCAACTTCGTGCTCTGTTTTTATTTGACACGACATTTTTTGGTATATAGTTTTTAATTTCTTTAATCATTTAGAACGTCTTTCTGCAAAACCTTGTTTACTTGAAGGTTTCCCTTCTCCCATTTCTATTGCTTCTTTTTCCGATTCAATGCGGGATAAAATTTCAAACGCATCCATTATGCATAATTTTTTAGTAGCTGCTGCATTTTTTAATCTATCTGCTGATAGGTCGTCTTCAGGATTATGTTTAATGATATCTTCTTTAGCAACTTTAATAAGTTGCTCTACAGCTCTATAACCTGCTTGAATAATTTTTAATTTAGTTTCCTTTAGATTCATATGCTATTATATTCTTAGAACGTATTCTATATAGTTTTTTATCTTCTACTTTAAATTCATATTCAGAGTCCGGCATAAAAGTTACGACATCTCCTTTTTTAATACCATGTCTTTCTATAGACTGACATGGATATTCCATAACACCCATTAAAGGTTCATTTGTAAAAGGTTTATATATATAAGTTTCTGTTTTTGGAAGAGGAGCAACAAAACAAAAAGGCTCAACAGCGTACCATTTGCTTATTTTTTTATACATATAGTATTGTGTTTCGTCTACAAAAAACTGATTGTCTTTGAAAAAGCTTTTGCCACTTTGCCTTCTTCCATACATATCATTATAAAATTTAAAAACATTGTGATGCACTAATATGGAATCTCCTTCTTCTATTGGACCGGAATAATCAATTGGAGTTTTTAAAACGATAGCCACCCTATTAGAAAAGGAGGCTTCTTCTTCTGAAGTGTTTAATATTATATCTAACCCTTCAATACTTTTTACATTATCATAGCGACTTTCATTAGCCGGTACAACTATAAATTGATTGGGTGATTTCATTTGTTTTCATTTAATTAAAATTGTATATTAAATTCAAGAGAGATAGGCATAGTTCCATTAAATTGCTTCCACAATAATATTTCTTGCTCATCTTTATCTTCTATAAAAATTTGATAGGCATCATCCTCTGTACTATATTTGATTAAATGAATTACATGCCTACCATTAAGAACAGGCTGTCCTACTAAATAGTGCATTCCCCCTGATTTATAATCGGGTCCTATAGAAATTTTTCTTATTTGCATTTTATTAAACTGTTTCTTGGAACAAGAATGACAATCCTAGTTCTCCGTCTGTTGGAGTTACCGACCCTGTTTCTCGACACACTACTCCAAGATTAGTGTACTGAGGAATAATAATTGCTTGATTTGCTAAGTCCGCTTGTTTTCCCGGAAAAGTTCCGTTGTCACTACTATCCAACTCAAACAAAGTATCAATAACTGTAGCGTTAGATATTTGAGATGAACTATTATCAGGAATACTAACTAAATCAAACTCAAACTTATCTGTAGAAGAATTGAAATTTAAAGCAGAACTACCTGTATAAATCCAAGATACTTGCATAAGTTGATACTTTCTTAAAGTTCTCATTAAAGGAATCTGAGTATCCGGAGTTACATTAGAGACCCATTGCATAAAATCATATCCAATAGGAGTCGCTGATTGAGACCCTAGATTATTAATCATACCATTTACTACCGTATATCCGGTGCTTAATTGTGAAGATAAAGAAGCAATAGACTCTATAGTTACATTTTTAGTGGCATCTGTAGGGTTACCATTCACTTGTGTTATAACTACTTTATCTCCGGCTACCGGAGTTACTAATGGATATTGACTAATCTTTGACATCTGCTTTTTGTTTAACTGTTCCTGTATTCATATTTATTACGGAGTCTTGTCCGTACTTTTTAATTAGTTTATCCTCCAAGCTTCTAAAGTCAGACTGTAGAGTTGACACTTGTTCGTATAAACTTTTTTTCTGAAGTTCTAAATCCCCAATAGCTAACTTATATTTATCTAAAGATACTATTTTTTATTTTTATTAATCTTTTCAAAACTACGTCCTCCAAAGTATGCTGAAATTACTGTAATCAAAGTAAGCTGTAAAAGGTCTGTCCATTTATCTTCCACTTCAAAGGTAATCATACCTGCATCTATAAATATCATAACTATTGTTGATACAACTAAAAACAATAAAATAATAGGTCTTACGTTTCGAGTCAAGTAAGAAGAATTATTATCGGATAACCACCTATCGGTTATATTTTTTTCCAAGTCTGCTTCATGTTTCATAAACAACTCCGTCATCTCTTTTTCAAATTCATCTTTTTCTTCTTTAGTCTGAACAAACTTATCTACAATGCCTGATAGTTTATCGGCTACATTAGTAGCAGCTCCTCCAAATATTTTTGCTAAAATTTCTTTCATAAGTTTTTGTATTCTTTTGTGGCATCAAAACTAGGACATGCTTTAGCAGCAAAATCTCTGTGTCCATGAATCTTTGCATTGGGTTGTAATAATTTTAAAAAGTACAATAGATACTCTAATGATTCTTTTTGTTTTTGTGTACGAGTATCTTTAGGAGTCTTGCCATCTTTTTCAACTCCACCAATATAACATACGCCCCATGACTTACAATTAATTCCTTTTGTGTGAGCTCCACACTCATCTATCTTTCTTCCAATTTCTATCTTACCGTCTATTAAAACAATAAAATGATATCCGCACCCTTTCCATCCTCTTGCTTTATGCCATCTATCTATTACTGCTGCATTAACTGAATCATCTCCTTCTCGAGTTGCTGAGCAATGAATTATTATTTTTTCTATATCTTTTGTTTTCATCTACCTTGTCCTCTATATTTTTTTTTATATCCTGTCTGCCCTTTAC